AATGATGAATTAATTGAACGTGTTATCGGTCAACAAATTGTTTACTATCCAATTGATATTGAGCATACAAATTTTCATTCTTTATATGGCGAGGCAATTGAAAAAACATTTTTGCCTCCTGTCCGTGTTTATGCATTAATTGAATTTGAAGGAATTCAAACAAAATATTCATCAAACATAGGACTTGATAAAGAAATATCATTAATTGCTCATTTTCACAAAAGACGTTTAACAGAGGATCAGAATTTGTTTGTTCGCGAAGGTGATTTTATTGTTTACGGTGATGTTTTTTATGAAATTGTTACCTTGGGAGAGCCAAAACAGTTATTTGGACAAATCGATCACAGAATTGAAATTTCAGCGAAATGCATAAGAGCAAGAGAGGGTTTATTCGATGCCAGTTAGGAATGATGAAAATTTATTGGAACTTAAAGAGGTTGAATTTATGTCCTCTACATTGGAAACAATTGATCATGCCATGTACAGATGGTTAGATGAAACGTTAAATTTGTACACCACAACAAACAAGGGTTGGACAAAGGTTCCGATTGTTTGGGTTTCTGCCGAAAGAGCATATCAAATAAAAAATAATAAAGAACTTAGAGACTCAAAAGGGATTTTAAAACTTCCAATCATTACAATCGAAAAAACGTCAATTACCAAAGATTCAACAATGCTTGGAAGATTAACAGCGCACCTCCCAGGAGTTGACGACGAAAGAGGAGGCTCAATTACAATCGCCCGCAGAATTCAACAAGAAAAAACATCAAATTTCGCTGCAGCAGACAATTCGCGCAAATTTGGCGCGGCAACATCGACGGTATCAACTGATCGCATAGGTTCTGGCCAAAATTATTTCCCGACAAAAAATACAAAAATTGTTTATGAAACAATTTCGATACCACTGCCAGTTTATGTTAATATTAGTTATTCAATTGTTCTGCGCACAGAATACCAGCAACAAATAAATGAATTATTAACGCCCTTTTTAACTAAAACAGGACAAATTAATGAATTTTTTATTAAACACGACGGACATCAGTTTGAAGGATTTTTACCAAAAGATTTTGGCGCTAACAACAACGTACAAGATATGGGCGAAGATGAAAGAATGTTTGAAACAAAATTAGATATTCGTGTTTTGGGACACCTAATTGGCGAAGGCAACAATCAAGAGAAGCCAAAAATTGTTATTCGAGAGAATGCTGTTAAACTTTTATTCCCGAGAGAGAGGGTGGTTCTTGGAGACGAACATCCGGATTCTGGCGGCACCCCATCGATTCAAGATTTAGATAAATTTTATCGAGAGCAATAAAAGTAATTTTGTTCCTTTGCAAGATAAAGCAACTATTTACTATACGAAAAGGCTAATAAAAATCAAGAATTAATTAAGTAGCCACATTAAGGAGAAACAGAGCATGGCAAGTGGAGTAAAAAAGTTTAAATTTGTATCACCAGGAGTTTTTGTTGCTGAAGTAGACAATTCCTTTATTCCAAAACAAGGTCGCGATATCGGACCAGTTATTATTGGCAGAACAGAGAAGGGCCCAGCAATGCGCCCCGTTCGAATTGAGTCTTTTTCTGAGTTTATTCAAACTTTTGGTAATCCGATTCCTGGCTCGAAAGGCGGCGATGTATGGCGTAACGGCAATTATGCCGGCCCAACATATGCATCGTATGCAGCTCAAGCATATTTAAGGGCCAACGTTGGACCTGTTACCATGGTTCGTCTCCTAGGGCACGATCATGATGATGAAACAACTGGCACTGGCGATGGAGTCGCTGGCTGGAAAACCGGTGACGGTCCTGCGGTAGATAGAAGCACCAACAATGGTGCTTATGGTCTATTCATCTTTAATTCAGGCTCTTTCCAGCTCGACGCAGACCTCACAGGCGAACCCGGCACCGGCCGCGCGCCTGTCTCTGGTACGCTAGCTGCTATTTGGTATCTCACCGAAGGCTCAATTGAGCTTTCTGGTACTGTTCTAGGACTGGCCGAAACAGGAAGTTCTGTTACAAATGCTTTAAGCGGAACAGCGTTCTTGTCGCCTTCAATTGGTGCAACTCACGAATATAGAGCAATAATTAAAGACTCCAACGGAACTCAAAAGAATTTAACCGCATTTAATTTCGACGACACTTCTGATAAATACATTAGAAACGTATTCAACACAAACCCAATGCTAACAAATTCTCAGTTTACACAAACGGCACAATTAAAAACTGCATGGCTTGGGCAATCATATGATCAGTTCTTGAGAACGCAGGTTACCGGAACTACATCCGGAGCGTCTTTGGGAGTTATTCTTGCCATTGAGAGCGGTACTGTTGGGCCACACCTTATGAAAGGGAGCATGGTAAATTCGGAGACCGGTTGGTTTATCGGGCAAGATCTGGCCAGCGATTATGCTTCATATGAAGCTGCTCAAATGCAGAAACTATTTAAATTTGTTGGCTTGGAGCATGGCTCTTGGGCTCATCGAAAATTGAAAGTTTCAATCACTGATATTAAAAAATCTTCCAGACCCGACACAGATCCATACGGAACATTTTCGATCGTATTAAGATCAATCTCAGATCTTGACAATGCTCCAGTAGCACTTGAAAGATGGACATCCCTTACTCTCGATCCCAATTCTCCAGATTATATTGCAAAAAGAATTGGTGATCAATACCTGACTTGGAGCGATTCTGAGCGCAGATTAAGACAATATGGATCTTATCCAAATCAGTCAGTATACTTGCGTGTAGCTATGAATGAGGACGTTGATGCCGGCAACACGGATTCCAAATACCTACCATTCGGTGTTCACGGACCAGTTAGATATGCCGGCTGGGTAGCCATTTCAGGCTCTACTAGCGTATATAAACAAAAGCCAATCTTGGAAGGCGATGATGGACAATCTTCTTTTCCCGATTCAGAAGACAGCAGGTTCGTTAAAGGAGCCTCAGAAATTTGTGCAGCTGCACCAAGTGAAGATGGGGAAACATGGTTCATGCACACTGGAAAGGGTAACGAGTTTACAGGATCCATCACATATCCAGCAGTACGATTGAGGCTTTCCGCCTCTGATGGGGATTTGCCAAAACCAACAAATGCCTACTTTGGCTTCCAGACAAATCGCGAAGCTGGCAGCACAAGATATGATCAAAGCGTTCCCGATCACTTGGAGCCATTGGCCTTGGGCATTAGTTCCTTTTCGCCAACATCAAATGGATCTACAGAGCATTCATGGATTTTCTCTCTGGACGATGTTGTTACCGATGGCGACTTGACAGAGACAGCATATTACCTGTCTGGATCCAGAGCGGCTGGAAATGCAGCAACAACTGGTGGATATGCACAAATATTGGATGCTGGCTATAATAGATTTACTGCACCATTCTTTGGCGGATTTGATGGACTTGATATTACAGAATCAGAGCCATTTAGAAACACCCGCCTAGATGATGGAAATGGTGAATTAGATAATTATGCTTTCTATACTGTAAAGCGCGCCATCGACACCATTGCAGATCCTGAGTTTGCCGAGTACAACCTGTTGGCCGCACCCGGAATTACAAACGAAGCATTGACCCAGCATATGGTAAATGTTTGCCAAGATCGCGGTGATGCTTTGGCAATCATCGATCTTAAAGGCGGATTTCAGCCAAGAACAGAAACAACAGATTCTGAAACCAGCCGACGTGGAAGCGTATCAACCACCATTACCAATCTTAAAAATAGAGGCATTAATAGCAGTTACGGTTGCGCTTACTATCCATGGGTTAGAATATTAGATACTATTACCAATCAAACGCTTTGGGTACCACCATCTATTGTCGCCTTGGGAACCTTTGCTAGTTCTGAGCGAAAGACTGAGCTTTGGTTTGCTCCCGCAGGATTTAATCGAGGCGGGCTAACAGAAGGTTCCGCCGGGGTGCCAGTTATTGGAGTTAGAGAGAGACTAATATCAGACGAGCGTGACGATCTTTACATTCACAACATTAATCCAATTGCCAGTTTCCCATCAGAAGGAATTGTCATCTTTGGACAGAAAACTTTACAAATGGATCGATCTGCGCTAGATAGAATTAATATTCGTCGCCTTATGATTTTCCTGAAAAAGCAAGTTTCTAGATTGGCAACAGGCATTCTTTTTGATCAAAATGTTCAAGCAACATGGAATCGCTTTATTTCCGCAGTTGATCCATTTCTTGCCAGTGTTAAAGCAAGATTTGGTATTAATTGATCAGAACGTGTTGTATGCAAAAATTCTTTTGAAGCCTGCCAGAGCTATTGAATTTATTGCCATAGATTTTGTTATTGCAAGAACTGGTGCATCATTCGATGATTAATAAATCAGGACACTATATAATAAAGAGGGGATCAGAATAAATGGCATTTTGGAATGAAAGCGGTCTTGAACCAAAAAGAGCATATAGGTGGAGAATACAGCTTGGCGGACTTTCCGGCGAAAGCTATCTATGGTATGCAAAAAAAGTTAGCAAACCATCACTTACTATAACTGAACATGCTCATAAATATTTAAATCATACATTCTATTATCCTGGAAAAGTGGAGTGGTCTGAAATTACACTCCAGTTAGTTGACCCTGTAGATCCAGATGTTGGCGCCACTATTGCAGATCTTCTTCAACAGTGTGGATATAACGTTCCAGGTTCCATAGAAGTGATGCAAACAGTTTCGAAAAGCGCTAGCGTAGGTGCGCTGGGTGTGGTTTTTATTGAACAAATTGATTCTGCTGGGGATCCAATTGAAACTTGGACACTAACCAATGCTTGGATTAAAGAAGCCAAGTGGGGCGAGCTAGATTACGATGGTGAAGATCTTACAATGATCGATCTCACTCTTCGATATGATTTTGCCACTATCACAACGGCAAATGACAGCGCTAGCGGCGGCGGCAATACTTTCTTTAGTGTCTCCGGGGCCTAAGAAACAATAATTTATAACTTAAAAGAGAGGTGAAATTTGGCTAGAAATGATTCTAGACGCTTAGGTGTTAAAACCGGCGCAACTGGAACACCAACGCCACCAATTATGGATATTGAAGGGGACGGAGAAAACGAATCCTCCCCTCTTT